TTGAGCGCCACTTGTTAAATTTTTAGACATTACGTCCTCCTATTATTTAAAAAACATACCTTGTGTTCTGGTATCCCTTGCGGGGCAGATCGTGTTACTTCGATCTGGGCTTCTTAAATAGAAGGTGTCCATTTGTAACTTGACTACTATTATTATCTAATTGATAGTATTTGTCAAGGGTTTTAATAAGTGCCAGTTATCGTACTGGCTGACGCACTTTTTTATAACTAACGAGGAAAACTAAACTTGAGGAGAGTAAGGAACCCCGATTAGGCTGTGACCCCTAATTAGCCGTAGTATTCTTTAAATTTACGTTCTACATTTTTTCTAAAGTCCACACTGGTTTGATATTCAGGATTAGCAATGAGTTTTTGCAAGCTCTCTGGTGTTTCCCCTGTTTGTACCGTTGAATTAGAACGTGGGATTGAACCCTCTCTGGTTTTACCCACCAATGCTTCTAATACACCCACACCCATTGCTGATGATGCTAGTGCTTTAAAACCTTCGTATTGGTCTTGGTCTAAGTTGGCACTACCCCAATCAGCCAAGTCTTTTAATCGACCTTGAGCGTTATTACCCAAAGACTTAATTTCACTCTCACGATCAAACTCTGTGGCTTGAGCTTCGTGTTCTACCCAGCCATGCAACAGTTGAGTAAAAGTATCTTGTGACATATTCGACTCTTTAGCCGCTTCTTGAAACCAAGACATTCGAGGATCTTCCATGTCAAACTCACCTTCTACTTCTTCTGGTAAGCTCAGTTCATATTCATCGGGTGCGCCTGTAAAGCCACCAAACTTCTTTTCTAATTCTGAATAAGCCTTAGCTTGATCATCAACACTGGTGTATTTTTCTTTTAACCACTCTGGACGTTCTGCTTCTACGTCTGGATTGTTCATCTTATCAGCTGCTGCTGTAATATCATCATTTGTTACTGCTTCTGCTTGCGTTTCCACAGGTGTATCTTCTATCAGTGTTTCTTCATCCATTTTTTACTCTCCGTTTGCTAGTTTAATTTGTTCAAGTATTTGTCGAACAATTTGATTTTGCCCCTCTCTAATGCCTGCTCCAAACTGTGTGGAATTAACATATAGAACTGGACGTTCAACAGTGATAGAGGTTAGCCTGTTTAAAACAAACTTTCCTGCATCACTACTAAAGCATTGATAGAACTGTGAAGCAATCTCTTGTGCCTTTGCTTCATTATCAGCTCTCATCTGATTTAATTGATCCCCTTCAAGATCCAGCGCTCCCCAGCTTTTATCCATTTATATTTGCGGCCCTTGTTGTGGTTGTTGTGGTTGTTGGCCAGCAGCCTGCGCTTGTTGTGCATTCATCATGTCAGCAGCTTGTTCTTGCATTACTGCTCTTTCGGCAGCCGTCCTTAGTAGCTTCTGTTCAATACCTAGCTTATGTCCTGTCCAGGCTACAATATCTTCTAACTTAGCGCCCAGTCCGAACATCTCTGGCCCGAATGCTGCGCCCATTTCCATGAACTGCTGCATTGATAATAGATCTTCTTGATCCTGCGCTCTGGCTAATGGTGAAGTGTGTTTGATGGTGACTAAACGACCATCGACTTTAACATCATCAATCTTGCCTTCTTTAGACAAAATATGCACCACACGTCTAATCACCTTCTCCACAAACTCAGTTTGCAACCTTGAGAAGGCTGAACCAGCACTCATGACTAACTCTTGCCCTCTAAGGCTCATCTCTGTTGCTGTCTTAGTGGGTGATTCCATGCCACCAAACGGTTCAGCAAACAAGCCTTTGTTAATTCTTTCTCGGTATTCAGATGAGATTAACTCACCGACATTAAAATCCCCTGAACGATCTAGTGGTTTGAGTGTTGGGTTAGAGTTGTCATTTGATCCTACCGGAATAACCGCCCCTGGTTCTAATGTCATTGTGTATGGATTAATCACCCCATCGTCTTGTGCTGTATAAACACCAGAGATAGCGAGTGCTGCATTGCGTAGGGTAAACTCATTAACCTTATTGAGTGTTTTAATGTCTGGTAGTAATTGCATCACACGACCACGACCCAGTGTTTCACCAGGCACGACCATCTCTCTGAATATAATCCAAGGCGATACTTCCATTTCTTCGGTGTAAATGATGTGCTTTTGTTTCTTCTCAATAATGCAAGTGTAGTACATATCAGCTTCTGGCTCATACACACACCCCTCAATGATGGTTATTTTGGCATTCGGTTTAGAAGTAATAAGCTTTTGTGTTTCACTAGATACATTCGCACCTTCCCACTCACGTTCAATGTTACGTGCAGCCGCTTCTCTTTCACGCCAAACCGTTTCAATGCTAGAGTTAGGGCCTTCTTCTGGGTATATTTCAGCTAAAGGAACCGCATTAAACTCAAGGATTGATGCAGCGCCTGGTTTCTTCGAGCGCTCAATCGTCATTGCACCAGTTGAGATGGCTAAGTCTAAGAATGCTTCATGTGTTTGGGTGGCAAAGTTAGAGTGATTAATGTGATCAAAGATAACTTTTGTGGTTGCATCAAGTAAGGTTTGTGCTTCTTCTTTAAATTCTTCAGCAATCTCACTGCCAGGTGAAAGAATTGACCATCTACGCCAAGGGGGAACCATCGTGGCTTGCATTCGAGAGGCAAAAGACTGAACACCAATCACTGCGGTTGAATCGAATATGTCTCGGTTCTTACGTTGACCTGCCGAATAAGAGTTAAACGTCTCTCTTTGGGGTAAGGTGTATTCGTAACACTCTCTTAAATGATCAATCCAAGGTGCTTTCCTTGCTTTAGCAACTTCAAAACGATCAATCAGTTGTTTGATTGTTCCAAGTTTTTTAGGTATTTTGTATTCCATACGTTATCCTAGTTTGTCTGATACGCCCATAGCTGAACCAGAGATCAGTGAGCGTCTGCCGTCACGTAATCTCTTTTTCTTTTTAAGTACACCTGCTGTTGTGCCTGCTTTAGTTAAAGAGCTTGTGCCTGACACGCCAGATGCTTTGTTTTGTACCCCCGATGATAACTTGCCACTTACAACTCTACTCATTGCTGCTTTTCCAACATCACTAACTTCTTTAGGTGCTGCTTTACCTGCACTGTCTTTAAACTTTATTGCTTTAACAACTCCTGCTTTAACAGCAGCTTTTCTCATCCTACCCATTATCCTAGTCCTGTTTTAAGACCTGTCTCTTGGCCACTGAACAATGAACGTCTGCCGTATCGACCCGATACTCTTGTGCGTTTTCTCTTAGCGTCTTTTTCTGCTGTTGTTGGTTTAAGTCCTGCTTCGGTTGTTGATAATGAAGCTCTGCCTGTGCCTGCTTTAGACTTCTTTGCTGCATCTAGCTTAGTATCGACCTTTGCTGTCTCTGTACGCACTCTGTCTCGATAAATAATAGTAGGTGCTGGTGTTGGTGGTGCTTTAGGTTTGCTGAATAATCCGCCCATTTTGTTTCTCCAAATAATTAAATAACTGCCAAGCTGTGAACAGAAACCATTTGCGAACCCCTAGTATTGCTTTCACTTGTTCTACACAAGTGCTTACAGTAGGCCAAGGCGCTCTTATTCGTTTTGAGTCTCGCCACACTTTGAGATACAGTATAGCACTACAATCTGTATTTGCAACTACATTTAGTATTGAATCGTACTTACCAAAATTAAGCACATCAATGTCAGTGTGTCCTAAATGTGGATAATAACCAATCCAGTTAAAGCCATCCCATCTAACCGCATAACAATGCCTAAAGCCTGGCTGTAAATACTTAGCCCACCAGTATTGCATATCACCTTGTTCAAAGACGATGAACCAATCAATAAATGACTGATCCCAAGTATCGAGTAGTGCTTGTTGTTTAAGCCACACTAAAACACACTCCACTCTTGTTTCATAACGGCTTGTTGATTCAAGCCTTTTTCTCGTTTATCTCGCCAAGCCACTGCAAAGTATCTGAAAGCGTCAGCCGAATGTGATGCGTAATTGTGTAATGGCCTGTCTTTAAACATCCTTTTGTCCTCATCATATTCACAGCGGTAATGAGACAATGCCTTTAAGCCATCTGAACAACGCTTCTCATCAAAGTAACATCGTGGGAATATGCGTCTGGCTGCTTCAATACCATCCATAATCGGAATGTTAGGTGTGACTCTAAAAATTATGCCCATCTGTCTGGCTTGATCCTTTCTAGTTTTACCAGTGGTCAACTCTCTAACCTTTATATCATGCGGTGCAAAG